GTTACGTCTGACCACATTTAGGCTTCTAATACTTCAATGCGAGCTATTAACTCCTGAATGGTTGCTGTAAGTAGTGGCACAAGTTTCGCTTGGTCTATGCCTTGCATATCAGGAACACTACGAGTACCCATAACTGCTGCTGTAGTCTCACGCCATTGCTGACCTTCCTCTAGTGTCTCAGGCTGCTCAACGGCTGCGCTGTGGATAACTTCGGCTACTGCTTCTGTAGTGATTACAGTTTCCATAGTTGGAACTTGAGTAGTCACCTGAACCTCAACCTCAGTGGATACACCATCAATATCTTGACGTTGTACAACAGTCTCGATTAGCTCAGTAGTTACGCCTTGCTCTGTGGTTTCAACAATAGTCTCACCAGCTAGGTTAACGTAGGAACCTGTCTCAACTGTTTCCATGACTTGTGATTCAGTAGTAACTTCTGCAACGCCTGCGGTAAACACATCACCCGTAGCGGCAGTTACTTCATACTCTTCATCCATCATGGCATCTTTAGTGCCTGTGGCTGCTTCTGGTACTACCTCTGCTAGCTCATGTGCAAAGAATCCATCGACTCGTGAGCCATCAGCCTTCCATGCGAAGTTGATAGGGCGTAGTGCTTTGACTCGCTCTGTAGCACCTGTCATTGGTACGTCAGCTTCTTTGAGGCGGTAGTCTGAGGATGTGTTGTAGGATGTGGTGGAGCCGTTTGTAGATATACTACCAACTATTCCATTTCCGTTATACAATACAAGATGATTATATGTAGTCGTGTATGTACCACAACTGTTATGTAATTGTGTAGAGCCTCCACCCAAAGCGTTAGTAGCTATTTCCAGCCCTCCCTGAGTAGATGAAGGGCTGGTAGTTGTCCCCACCAACACGTTGCCGGTATAGTCTATCGTCATAGCAGTATTTGTAATGCCACTGGCGTAGGAGTTTGACGTTCCAAAAGAAAGATAGCTGCCCATGCCTGTTGTGAGGGCGCCTATTCTTGCAATAGGGTTAGCTTGCGAGTTGCCTTTAAAATCCATACCACTGTAATCAGTTGCACCTGTTGAACCTTTAACAACAATGCCTAACTCAGTAGCGCCCGTGAATGTCGTAATGCTGGGTGAGCCAACTACATCTAACTTAGCAGTTGGCGAGCTAGTACCAATGCCCACGTTAACCGCATCAATAATCAGATCACCATTAATGTCCATCGTATATGCAGAACCAGCAGGCATAGCCATGCCATAAGCACCATAACCAGTAGTTAATGATCCAGCCGAGTTTTTAATCTTTAATGGGTATGTTGTGGCGGTGTTGTTTAATGCAGTAACAGTAGTCTCTTGCGCACTAGAGTCCCAAAGGAATTTGGTGGCACTACCTGCTGTATCAAAGAATCTAACATCACCATTACCTCCTACTGTAAGACTTTGTGTGCTGTTAGTCCACATAGTGATGGTAGCATTCTCAGCTTGGAATATATCAAAGTCTGAATTACTAGAGCTTAGATAACCTATCTTCGCTGACGTTGAATTATCACTGTCATTAAACTTAATAGAGCCACTTGCTGTGGTTCCTGCTCCGTCTGAGTCTTTCAGAATAAGAGTAGGACTAGTGGAATCTACAACAAGCCCATCACTAGTCACCGTACCTGTAACGTCTACGCCTGTGGATGTCGTTTTCAGTTTTTCTGATGTAGACATACCACCAAGTATATGGTTTAAGTGAACACCACCTGTACTTGACGAGGCGGTCATATAGGTTTGTGAGCCATCCATAAGGGTGATATCACTATCACTTTTGATTAGCAAGTCTAATGCGCCACTATGCTCAATAGTAGAACCATTTGAGGTGTCGTGGTGGATAACTAGATCATCAGACGCACCAAACTTAGCCTTGACGTTATCGCCAGCAAACAAGTCCTCGATTGCTATTTTCTTAGTCGTACCACTATCGTTTACAACTAATTCCTCACTACCATCAGGGGTAGTTAAGGCACTTAGTTCTGATATTTTTTTAGTTGCCATGTTTTATATTTCCTTTAAGGAGTAAATAAGAGCTGTTCACCAGCCTCAGTTAAGAAGAAAGCACCTGATTCAGTCAAGGCTTCAATTACATATGTGTGTTGTGCGTTAGCTTCAATAAGAGCTACTTCTTCTTCTGGCTGCCTACGGAAATGTAATACCGTAGCGAGCTTCTGTTTCTGCCAGTTCTTACGTCCATTAGTAGGTCGTTTACCAGCTAGTGATTTGCCCCTATACATCGGAGGTCTTGAGCGTCTAGCCATAATTATAGTACCACTCCAAATTCTTTGTTTCGTTTCTCTACTACGCGTAACAGTCGTTGGCGTTCTTTATCCAGTAGTTGTTTCACTGTCTTTCTGTCGAACACGTTCTGTCGTTCATGTATAGCAGACCGTTTCTGAGGACCTGTAGGGTCTTCCACCTTCCGTGTGTTAGGCACATCTTCTTGTTTTTGAGATGCTTTTCTGAACATCCCTTCTGGTATAGGTACAGGAGTTGTATCGGGGATGTCCCCTCTCTCATGCTTCTCTGATTGTTTAGTAGGACCTCGGTGTTCTTTAGGTTCTTCGTAAGGCATCTCAGAGACAGGAGATAGATCATCTAGTAGGTCTGTCAGGTCATCTTCCTGAGAAGAGATTTCTCCTAATGAGTTCATCGCTAAGAACTCTTCTAATTCTTCTGGAGAAGCAGAAGGGTTCTCTACTGAGAATGCTTTAGTCAGTAAATCAGTATACATCTGGAGAATCTTATTCCTTATGTTCTCCAGCTCTAAATCTAGTACGTTAGCCATCTGTTGTTCCTTCTATTTAGCCTCTAGAGCCTCAACTTTTTCTGTCAGCTCTTTCAATGCTTCTACTAGATAACTGATCAGAGGCATGTACTCTACAGTCTTGTAGTCATGAATTTCGTTACCCTCAGCATCTTCAGGGCATTTATGGCAATCGCCATCAGGGTCGTTGGTGTGTACTAAATTAGGCAGCACAGTCTCAAGCTGTTGAGCAGTCACACCAGCCATAGGTTTACCATCTCTAGTGTACGTGATGCCCTGTATCTGCGTGATGGTATCTAACGCTGATGTGATAGGCTGTATGTCTGATTTAAGACGCTCGTCGGAAATCTGAGACAACGTGCCATAACTCAACTGTCCTCCAAAGTAACCGTTGTAACACCACAACGTGCTGTACTTTGTTGAATATTCTAGACCAGCACCTATCGTATCTACAACTGCCGCACCCATGCCAGTGCTGTCTGAATCACTGATGAAAACTGAGCCATATCCATTAGCATTTCCGTCAGTATCGGTCATCTCACGATGATAGATTTTGACCTCATCGCCATCTACGCTGATTCTATCGTTTTCAGAGTAAGTGAAGTGACCTATGTTGTTAGCCCCATCATGATAAATCTGTAGGTCATCATCATTACCGATCTTCAATTTACCGTAACTACTGTCATTGAGAGAGATGTCTCCTTCAGCGATATGTCCAGCAGGGCCTTGAGGACCTTGAGGACCCCTTACTGTAGCATCATAGTCAGTGCTGTCTAGTTGTAACGGATTGGTAGAGACTACTGTACCTTGACTTCTATCTATTCCCATTTCTGTATTATCTCCGAGATACGATTGACTGACCGAAGTACATTCCTACTACAGCCATGATTGCATGGGGTAGCCATTCAGGAGTAACCATTCCTTCTAAGGATACCCATTCTGTAGCTGTATTAGTGAAGTCTAAGAATAAGAACTTAAATCCTTCAGTTACTTCTACAGGAACTACAGTATTAAATCCCAACACTGGAGCAAGAAGGATGAATCCCGCCATCCCCATGAAAGACACAACGAGGAATCTCCTGATCCACTGAGCATTTGGATTCTGATGTAGCCTTGCATTCTGTATACTATCCTCTGAGGCCGAGAATTGGCTCATGAGCTGTTTCTGTTGTTCAGCCTTATCCTGCTGTGACTGTGACCACATCTTCATCACAGCGCCTCCTAAGACGCTTAGAATCATAGTGATGGCTTCTAAGGGTAATCCGAACATAGTATTACTAACCCTCTCGTTTAGCTTGTATTTTCTGCTCTTGTTTCATCTGCTTTGCCCTCTTACGTTCCCAAGACATCCATGTACCAGCGAAGGCTGGGTCTGTAGGATCTAGGGCTACTTTAACAGGGACGATAATTAGATGCGCATCGGCTCTACATACTTTACATTGTTTCGCTTTATTACGATCAAGCATAGGACATAAGTGATCTGTTACGTGTTCTTGTTCACACTTATAAGAGTAGATGGGCATATAATTTCCAGTTATTGAAGGAGGAGAGTAAAAGCCCCTATTCACTTAGGGGCTTTATATGCTACCTAGTTAAGTCTAGGTAGAAGGTACTAAGATGCTTACACCAGCGTTATCACGCAACTCTTTAACACCGTAGATGGTGTCAGCGGTGAACAAGTCACCTAAGTATTGCTGTTGATACTGAGTCTGTGAGCGTACACCCATTTGTTCAGCCAACACAAGTGCATCTTTATGTAGCATAACGCCTACACGATTAGAACCTGAAGTAGGGCAGTTACTAGAGACGAATACGTCTACACCGTAAATCTGACCAATCTTACCAGTCTTGATAGCATCACCGTTACCGATGTACTGCTGTTCAGTGAAGCGGTTAATGCCCAATAGGTCATTAGCAGCTACAGGTGGGATAACCAAAGCACGATTGTCCATAGGAACATCGTTGTTATCTAGAGTAAGGATGAACTTACGGATACCTGCATCAGTGATATCGGCAGAAGAACCGCCACCATCACCACCTAACTGAGTGCCACCATTCAAAGCAGACACTAGACCAAATAGGTCAGAATCAACTTGAGTGGCTAACGCATAACCAGCATCTTCAGTATAGAACTTACGCATAGAGGATAGAGCCTGTACTTCAGCGATATCTTCAATCAAAGTTGAATACTCATAGTGCTTGTCGATAGTTACAATTACTTCACTGTGTGAAGGTGCATTCAAAGTTACTTGAGTGCTTGCAGCTTTAGCGTTAGCAGCGCCACGAGCAGGAGCAGGAATATGGATGGAATCACCCTTCTTGCCCATGTGCTTCATGTTTGTTACTAGATTAGCTAGTACAAGGTTCTTCTTGTAGCCAGCGATTACTTCGTCAGACCAAATCTCTGGAATAAACTTCGCAGCAGTTGTGGTCGTATTGTGGTTAGTTCCTAATGCCATTTTGATTAACTCCTAATATGTAATCTTATTTGACTCGACCTTCTGCGTAGGCTTGGTAGATTTCATCTGCCAGTGCATCATATCGCATAGGGTCAGTTTGTTTTAAACGAATGAGGTCAGATCTACGGTAAATCTTCTTACCTCCAATGGACTCTCCAGATGACCTACTCTCCGCTTTGCCTGATTTAAGTGCTTTTGCTTTAGATTCTTTTTGGTTGCTCTGTTCTTCTCGTGTATTAGAGATGAGCTTACGCTCTTTCCAATTACTGAGTAGTTCATTAGCAGCATCTAGATCATAGGCATTTGCTTCCTCAAATAGACGTACACGGATTTTACTCTGGCTAACCCACTCCTGAAACTCTTTAGATTCTACAACCTGTTGAGCATCTGGATGTTGCTGATTTAAACTCTGAACGGTAGCTTCTTGCTGTCGCTGTTGAGTTTGTTTTTCAGCTTCCTTAAACTTAGGGTGATTCTCAATCTCTCGTCTGATTGCCGCTTGAGGGTCTTCAAAGAAATCAGTCTCTTCCTCTTGTTCTTGGACGTTCTGTTGATTTGCCTGAATCTGGGTCTTTAGGAACTCATCAGATAGTTTACGTAGTTCTCCGATCTCTTGCCCCTTACGTCCTAACTCCTTTTCGAGTTCTGAGTAAGAGTTTACGATATCTTCGACTGATTTACCTTGAAACTTACTAGGTAATTCATACTCTGATTGTGTTTGTTCTTCTTCTGTAGTTTCGATAGCACCTGTACCCATATCGGAGGTGGTATCTTCTACTGATTCTAAAGTTTCCATTTCTGGGTCAACTATAATGCTATTTACCATAGTGGTATTCTCCGTCTATACTTAAATAGATTGTGGAGTTAATAAAAATGACACAGGCTCTTATTATGAGTTGTCCGTATCGGTTAGTTTAGTCTGTTCCTCTAATGTAATGACCATGTTGAGGATAGACAATTGCCCTTTAACTAAGTAGAGGGACTTCTCATCATCAATAGCTGATACATTATCTAAGGATTCAGCCATCAGGGTTAGTTCTTCAACTAAATCCTTCCAGCCATCTACCTCAAATAACCTATATCGACTATCAAAGAACTCTTTATCAGTCTTCATCTCTTACTTCTCCATAGCCCTACGTGCATTGGCTAGGTTAAGCATTGTTTCAGACTGTAAGTGAGACATCTCTGGGATATTCCGCAATGTCTCTGCTTCAATATTAGTGACTTCTGCTGATTTCTTCTGTAAATCTACTGCTTTCTTCTGTAGATCTAAGATACGATCCATTGCATCAGTCTCGTTAGGTACTTTAGAGGCTGCTTCAGCTTGCTTCTTATAGGCATCTGCTAGTGTCTCTTGTACTTTAGCACCTGTAAGCTGTACATCTGCCTGTTTACCCTGCATCTCTAGCTGCATAGCCTGTTGCTGCATCTCTTGTTCTTGTGGGTTAGGCTGCATCATCTGCTGAACTGCTTGCATCATTTGCTCACGGTTATTTAAGCTACTATTTTCGAATACAGACATCAATAAGAGGTTAAATGCTTGTGATTCAGGGGGTAACATAGACATTAACTGAATAGTCTGTGTCATCTCTAGCTCTTTAGCCATGATACCCATAGTAGAATAAGGTACAAACTTATAGTCTAGTACAGGATAACGCTCATCATCGAACTGCATCTTACGCCATACAGCTTTCTCGATGAAGGGGATCATAAAGTCAGACTGGAAGTTGGCTAGGGTACGCTTCTGACGCTTAATAGAAGCTGCCTGAAGCATAGACATCCCAGAAGCAGTACCATTACGTGCATTGGCCTGTGGGCTAGTCGCTGAATCCATAGCACCTGTTGCCATTTGGATCATACGCTCTAGTTCAGCAGACTCTTGGAAGGTATGCGCCTGTAGATTACCGAAGTTAAACGGTTGGATTACAGTACGTGGGTCGCCGTTAGTCAGGATAGTCTTACCAGCCTTAACTTCTAGCTTAGTACCACGAGGGATACGTGTAGCATCCATAGCCATCATAGGGTGTGTAGTCAATGCTAGGGCATCAATACGACCACGTAGCTCTGCATCTAGGGCTTTCTGAGGGTTATATCCCTTCTCACATACACCACGACCCCAGAACTTATTAGGTACACGATCATGTTGATATGCAATGAAAGGACGATCCTTCATCAAGTAAGGATTCGCTTCTGCCCTGAGGACAATCGAGTCATTGGCTAATGTAACTACAGCCTCTACTAACTCATCTGTATCATAATCAAACTCAGTACCTGAGGTAGCGTCTTTAACTAGATAGCGTTTAGGCACTAGACCCCAATACTCAGTGATCTTGACTCGATCATCCTCTGATCCACCATTGTGATTATTCTCTGGATCAAACCCGAAGTCGTGAACTCCGATACTCGTTGCACCTAATGCAACATCACGATAAGTACCTGCTTCAATGCCCATAACAACGTGGTAGCGGGGTTTAATAACCTCCTGCGCTACACCTAACGCTGTGTCTATGGACAAGGCAGCAGGATCAATTATAAATTCTTTAGGGGAGACAGCCTCTAGTGGAACTGCCATACGTGCTACTTCTACGATCTCACGAGCTGAAGTTAGAGTACCTTCTACTGGTTTCTCTACTGGTACACGGTCTGTAGTCTCTTCTACGAGGATCTTAGCGATACCCGTACCGTAGATAGCACCATTAAGGAAAACCTCACAGATAGCAGGTTTGGCCCCATCACGCTCTAGGTCTTCTTGTAGGACATTACGTAAGTAAGCTACATCTGATGGATCTTCATCTAAGATATCATCACGGATATCGAACCACTTATCACGACCAAAGGTAGCTTCCTCTAGTTCTGATACTGTGGCTTCTACTGCCTGTTGTAGGGCAGGGGAGATTAAACGGGAAGACTCAGACTCACGTAGTTTATCTGATTCAGCCCAGATACCACGCCATAGGCGATAGTATTCATCCCACTTCTTTTGGTAGTTCTGATCACGGTGTGCTTTCCATGACTCTAGTCGTTCTGAGAGCCATGAAGCTAAACCACTAAACTCATCTTGTGCTGTATCGAATGCCATAATGTATTAATATCCTGCTTCTATGTCTTGAGGTTCCCACTCTTCCACATCGAAGGAGTTGGTGAAATCGGCTACTGATACTTGATCTATATAAGCCAGAGCATCTAGTAGGTCGTCATGTACTTGTGGACTAGGGAAAGACATCATCTGATCCTCAAAGTGTCTCCAGTCCCTCTTCTCATTAAACTTGATCTTACCGTGTTCTAGACGCCCCTGTAGGGACCAAGTGATACGGTCTGTCTTCTTCTTACCACCGTGAGTTACATCTGAGATAACGACCCAACGACCCTGTATACGCATCTCATCCTCTAAGTAGGGCATGATAGCGTTCTTCAAGGCCCCTGCTTCAATACCTACAGTAGACGCTTCGTGATCTACAGCAGAACCGAGTATATTCTCTGCTGTCTTCTTAATATTCCATCTACCGTGTAGGATATCCTTTACCCACCACTGATCACCTGAGATCTTAACTATGGCGATGGCTGTTTCATCCAGTTTAGAGCCTTTATTACCCCTATCCTTAGCTGATTGCTCAAAACCCGCAGGGTCAACAGCAATAACATAATGACCATAATCAGGTTCAGGACTAAGTTGGAACCACTCTTCTTCGAAGATACCACCTGAGAAGGATTCAAAGGACGCTTCAAACTCTTGTCTGAATGCTTGTGAGGACATTGACCTTCTGGCAACTTCAATCTCTTTAGGGTCTATCAGTGGGTTATCAGTAGAGTTAAAACTGAATGCTTCCCATTCCTCGTCCTTCCCTGCTGCCATATATAGATCATAGAAGTGGTTACGCCCTTCTGGTGTACCTATAAATAAGGCTTCACCTTTAACGTCAGCTAGGGTAGGTCGGATGATCTGTTCAAAGACAGAGGGCTTCATAAAAGCATATTCATCCATTACTACGTATTTCAGACCTACACCACGTAAGGTATCTGGTCTGTCTGAACCCTTTAAGTAGATCTTACGATCATTGATTAGGGTTATAGTAGCCGTATTCTCATGGGTAGACTTAATTACATCCCTACCTAAATCCTTTAGTAGACCCCACAAGATATCTTTAGCTTGCTGGAAGGTAGGAGCAATATAGAAGATATCCTTATCGGTAGACTGTAAGCCTTTGATTAGGAGTATCCATGCAGCTAAGTAAGACTTACCGAATCGTCTACCACAAGCTGCTACTTTAAATCGTGCTGGACTATTGAAGATCTCCATCTGAGCAGGATGTAGTTTTACCTGTATGTTGCTCACTGGTCTTCTTCTTCTTCTTCTAATACAGACACACTAATGGCATCATAGGCAGCGTCATTAGCCTTAGTAGCAGCCTTTACAGACTCCCCTAAGTTATGCTCTATGATCTGACCACCTACATCTGTAATGGCCTCTTGGGCTTGTGTGCCTATCTGCTCTACTACGATATTGATAGACTGACCACCCTCATGCTTAATCTCTACATCACGTTTAGGTGGTAGGATACGGTCTAAGCACATCTTCAAGCAAGTAGTATCACCCTCCATAGCTAAGGAGATTACCTTCTCTACTATCTCAGGCCCTCTCTCAGACATTAATTCTCTGGAGAGTTGTGTATATTTACCTACACTTCCTTTAGGTCTTCCCTTTGGATTCAGGGGAGGCATTCCTTTGTATAGTAGGGGACTACCTTTGTGTTTGGTCTTCTTCTTCTTTGGTATTGTATCTGCTGACATTGTTTCTCTAGACTCTTGGCCACACTGGGGTGGGGATTCTATTAAATTGTATTAGGTATAGACCAATAATTAGTTTATATAGACTAACATTTAGTTCTTAGGTAGTGATAGCAAAGCTATCTAGTTGCGTTTTATCACTTTAGTGAGTCAGCTCTACCCGTCTGATACTTAGGAGGTAATAAAGAGTAGATTAAGTGTTATTCTTATTGTTTAATCTAAAGGTATTACTCTAAACTACCTAAGTACACAATAGTATCTATTATAACATATTTAGAGACAGAAGTCAACCCTTATCTACTCTTATTCCCCTTACCTCCTCCCCTTCCCCCAAATCCTACTTACGGTCTATTAAACATTCATATATTGTATACTTTTGTATTCCTCATTCCTCTCCTGTATACCCCCAATATTCCTTCTCTTGTGTCTATGAGCCTATATACATTTATTGCTAGACACACTTAGGGGGCCCCCCCCATGACCCATCAGTCACGAAATGACCCAAAAGCTCTCAGCAGTCACAGGTTGACCCGTGAGTCTAGGCGTGACCATGCAGTCAGAGTGTGACTAAGTGGCCCATGATAGTCACAAGTAGACCAGTGAGTGCTGGAGTTGACAGAAGAGAGAAGCTATGAGAGTGGCTCTCAGGTATTCTAGAGACTAAATGGGAATACACTGGTATACATTGGGTGAATGGTAATACATTGGCGCATATAGGTATGGTTGGGTCGCATTGAGATAAGTATAATATTATTGTCTGTGTTACTCGCGCCTGTTCCTCTTTATGCTAAGGGGCTATGTCGCATATGTCGCATATAGACCCATAGTGGTCGCATTTAGGTATTGTCTGATTTCTAGATATCTTTATACTTAACCCAACAACAACGCAAACAGGCCCACAGGGCCATGGGGTTTACTATGCAAGTATTTAATCAGATGTTCGATTCAGGCCAGATGCACGCCACTGCTGCGCGTAAGGGCATAACTATCCTTGAGGCTAAGCCCACACAATCTAGGCAGTTAGACGTAGTACTGGCAAAGACTGATCGTGGTGAGTACGTAACATGGATCTACGTGTTTGGCAGCTTTAATGGTGGGCATTACTTTGGCAATGATATACAGGCGGCTGCAACTGATTTTATGGAGCGTACAGTATGAAAAAGCCAAGCGGATACGTTATATACAAGGGCCCTAGCGCCTTAGACCCTAGCCAGCACATTATTGCAGTTCTGACTATGAAAACTACCAACGCCAAGACAGGCGATATGGCCCAACTATGGATATTGCCGCACGACGAAGCGCCACACAAGGCCACTAAGTCGGGCAATGATTATAGTGTATGCGGTAATTGCCCTCAGCGTCACTACAATGGCGGGGCTTGTTATGTGACAGTATTCCAAGCGCCCCTGCAGGTCTGGAAGTCTTACCACAAGGGCAATTATACAGTAGGTATGCCGGCCTTTAATCGTCAATCCAGCATTAGACTAGGCGCATACGGTGATCCTGCAGCATTACCTTATGAATTAGTAGAAGAGTTATCCTCTAACTTCGGTAGTCACACTGGATACACTCACCAATTAGCACATAAGGGCTTCGACGATAGATACTTAAATCTATTACAGGTTAGTGCGGATACGCCTAAAGCTGCTATGAAAGCACAGAAGCTAGGTGGCAAGACCTTTAGGGTTAAATACCCACAAGACGGCCTACTTAAGGGCGAAATAGAGTGCCTAGCGGATACTCAAAACATGACTTGCAAAGACTGTGGGATCTGTGACGGATATACCGCTAACGTAGCCATTACAGTACACGGCCAAAAGGCTAAAAAGTTTAAATCAGCAATGATAATCAAAACTAAAGAGGTATTCTAAAATGATGTTAAACGATACAATACAAGAGTACAGGCAGGAGCTAGAGACGTTTAAGAGGCTAACAGAAACGCCCTATAATTGGCGTGAGTTTGACCACAACAACAAACGATACCTGTTCCTTAAGGCGTTAAGCAATAGGGGCGGCGTATGGTTAGAGGCATGGATATTAAGAGATAATAAGGTGGAATTATGAGCATTAAAATAGTAGAAGCAATGGAACAGTTGACGGGTAATTTAGTAGTTACTCAGGATGATAAATCATATATTAAGATCATAACTAATGGGGGTGGTGGTGTGTATTGGTATGAGGTAGATTATAGAGATGGCTCACTGGCTCTAGTAGAGGCACTAGCAGATGAACTGGACCACGCACTAACAGACTATAGAGGGGGCATTTAGCATGAGTAATGCTAACGTATACCAGACAAATGTTTACCCTTCGTGGGGTGGTGCTCCTGAACATAACCCCTGTAACCTAAAGACGCCTAGCAAATGGAACCCATACGCTACCTTAACAGTCGGGATGTGTGATAGTCATCTATCTAATGCAATATGTATATTAGGTCTAAAGCTGAGGGGATTAGGTATAGAAGAGGCTGAGATATATAAGTCTAAAACAGGTGGTCTATTTGGTGTACAGGTAGCACCCAATAAGTATATTGTTGCCAAGACTAATGGCCTCTATAAGTACGTAACTGGAGTAATAGAATTATGATGATTAGAAAGTTAAAGAAACTGATAAAATCACTTGACTATGAGCTACTCTATCTAGTGTTGTGTGGTCTAGTCTTATGGGCTGGCCTATTGTCTGGTTTATTATTGGGGTTTAGCCTATGACTATATTAAAGACAGAAGAGTTTAAGGCTCTGCACAAGCCATCTAACGAAGATTCATTCTATTGGTATGTAGCAGGATACATTGACTCCAAAAGCCTCTCATACGACAATATAGAGGCCCTAAAGAGGTATCAGAGGATGGGCTTTAGGCGTAGACTATTAAAGAGTCAGAAGGAGTATTAAATTATGAGGATTAAAACATTCTTAGAAGTAATGACTTATGAGCTAGAAGGTAAGGCCCTAGTTGAATACAAACAGACTAATCTAGTAGGTAAGAACCAAGCTGCCTTTGGTGGTGAGTACGATACAGACACAGGGGATGTCTATCTATACCTATTAGCCAGTAGTCTGGAGGGTAAGCTAACCAAAACACAGACTAGAGAACTAGAATACGAGGCATACAAGACTATTTACCATGAGCAGGTACACAGGGACCAGCATAAACTTAACATGGATATAGAGCACCCTGTAAAGTCCTCTAGAGCTGACTACCTACTACACCCTTGTGAGGTTGAGGCCTACGCTAGGGTAGATATAGGCAACGACCTAAAGAGGTATGGATTTAGCCTAGACCTATTAGAATACGCTAAACTACTAACTGAGGATATAATGGAGACTGAGAAGGGAATGACGGCATACTCAATCCTACATTATTACCAACTACCTATAGATGAATACCTAGATAAGTTATATGAGGAGAATAAAGCTAATGAACAATCACACTAACAGTAGACAAAAACTAAACCTAGAGATAGAAGTAAACCAAGAAACGGGGGATCTAATACTCTACTACCTAGACCATAATGGCTATATTATTATAAATGAGAAGGACCGAGATGGACTACTAGATCAGCTAACATTCCTACGATGGGATGAAGAACAACAGATCAAAGAGAGGATGCTTAAAATGGATATCCTAGAAGAGATAAAAGCCAGTAAACATGACTTAGTGGAACTCAAGCAAGAACAGACCTACTGGGAGGCCAAATGGAAGCTAACTAACCGTAAGGAAATGATAGACTACATTAACTACCATACCGCAGATATAGTACGGGATACAGCAATCAAAGCAGATCTAGAGATAGACGACCTATTAATGATTTAGAAGATAAGGAGTAAAGACCATGAGATGTAAATCATGTGATAAGTTATTGAGCGATTTGGATAATGTAACTTTGTGTAACAAGTGCCTAAAGGTATCTATTGGCACTACCTTAGATGTAGACCTAACCTCAGAACATAACCCATTGGAGGAACAGTTAGGATTATTTGTAGACTTAGATGATGTAGAGTATTTACTTTTGGACTAAAGTATGCTAAACTCACTAAAGTTTCTTAGGCACTTAGGAACATTCCTTAGTATTAACACTTAAAGAATAACATTAAGTATAACACTAAAGGAGTTTCACTTAGGAGGCCAGAGCTATACCCTAGAGAGAGGTTATCTCTTTTAGGTCTATCTTTATAACTAATAGGTATTACACATAAGGGTAGGTCTATACTATAATAGTTACATAACCAATAAGGTTATAACGCATAATTAAGCATAATCAACGAAAGGTAATAAAGTATGAGTCTATCAGTAACAGAAGGTTATATTGCATTTAGTCATGTATTGACTGAGGACCAGTATCAGGGCCAAGATGTAGGATATAATGTCACTCTATGTATGGATGAAGTAGAATCCAACAAACTAGCTGATATGGGCGTTAATGTCAAAGACTATCAAGGTGTAGGTCAACGTAAGTTTAAGTCTGGCTATAGCATTGATGTTTTAGACGATAGTGGTCAACCTCTAGCGATGGCTGAGGAACTACCACGAGGTACTAAAGTACGAGTACAATGGAAACAAGGTAATAAACACCCCCAACATGGTCTAGCAACCTACGCAAACCGCGTCAAGGTACTAGAGATGGGAACAGGTGATATTCCCTTAGTGTTTGATAATGTAGATGAAGATACAGACTTCTAGTTAATACATTATCAACATAGCAAGACACGCCGCAAGGTAGTGTAGGTAGTACCCGACAACATCCTGAGCACTGATGTAAAACTGCTCCTTTTTTGTACTTAAAATAAAGGTAACAGCTAATAATGAGTAAAGGTTTACAATCTAGAATACTAGAGCTAGAAAAAACAATAGCTCACCTACACTTTCAGAATAAGAAACTGGAAGAACACATTAATTGGTTAAAGACAGGAAAACTACACAATGGTAATAGTCCCTATAGTACCTACAGAGGCCCAGATAGCCAAAGCAAATGAGATGTCAGAAGAGATGGGCGTACTTAGGAACTCCATCACTAGAGGCAAGGGTAACGTCATAGGCTTCTTAGGTGAGATAGTCCTAGCCGACCACTTTGGATGGCAACAGGCTAACACCTATGATTATGATCTAATACTACCTAATGGAAAGACGGTAGATGTTAAGTCTAAACAATGTAGGTCGATACCTCATTCTCATTATGAGTGCTCTATCAGTTCTTACAACACAAGTCAAGCGTGTGACTATTATGCCTTCAATCGTATTAAGTCTGACTACTCAGTTTTGTGGTTTGCAGGGATGTTACCTAAAGAGGTATACTTTAACCAAGCAATCAAGAAACACAAAGGGGATATAGACCCTTCTAATGGTTTTATATTTAGGAGTGATTGCTATAATTTACCACTATCAGGATTAAAGGAAGGATACAAATGATTGAACTATATACTGGCGCAGCCTGCCCTGCATGTATCGCACTCAAGGGACGTTTACTTAAGTTAGGTCTATCTGACTACGAGCCACGTAGTACCGATATGATGGAGCACAGGGATTCTCTAATGGGCTTAGGGTTCCGTAGTATTCCTGTATTGGTTAAGACTAATCAACATGGCGTTGTAATGGATACCCTACAGGGTAACTTAGCTAAAGATAGTGACTATATGGAGTTCTTTAATCAACATGGATAACGTAGAATTAGTAGTACTGACAGCCCACCAGACCCCTTTCACGACCCGTAGTGATTTCGCTAGGGAGAATGCAGAGGCTATCGCAGAGGCTTGTTACGAAGGTCAGATTACAACCTACAGCCATTCACTAAATGATTATTCTAATGTATGGTACATCACATCAATAGGTATGAGGTTGTTGGAATGTATATCATAGACCACATAGAATGTATCATGCAGGGTTTTGACTGTGACCTGAACACAGCTATTCAATTATATCAACGCGGTACAGTCTGGGAGGACTAAGATGAAAGCTGAACTAATAGATCACATGGGTTCCGACCTAACAGTAGTTAACGCTGCGCGTGTATCCTTCGATAAAGAGAGTACAGAGGTAAGTTACAGTGATCAAAAGCTAATCAAGTATCTAGCATCTCATGGTCACTGGACTCCCTTTAGTCACCCTCAGATCACCATGCGCTATACAGTGCCTATCTTTGTAGCTCGACAGGAGTTCAAGCATATCGTAGGATTCACCCGTAATGAGGTGAGTCGTAGGTATGTTGATGGTACTCCTGAGTTCTATATGCCAGAGGTGTGGCGTAGTCGGCCAGAGGGTAGCGTCAAGCAGGGTAGCGGTAGTGAGCCAATGGATTCTGAATATTGGCATGGGCATTACACTAACTATTTAAGTAAGTGTCAGAGTATGTACAATTCAATGCTGCATGATGGTATGGCTCCTGAGATGGCACGTATGGTCTTACCTCAGTCAATGTACACCAGCTACTACATCACTGGTTCTCTGGCTGCCTTTGCTCGTATGGTTAAGCAGCGTACAGATAGTCATGCACAAGTTGAAATTCAGGAACTTTCTCGACACGTTTCCGAGATTATCGAGCCACTGTTCCCAATTTCTTGGGCAGCCTTGACTGAATAATGTTTCATAAGCTAAACAATGTACACTACAGTATACATTTGAATATACAAAGGAGGGGCAGGTGGCTAACTTAGAAATTGAAGATGAAGTATTAGGCAGTATTGTAGTTGCAGAGTTGAAAGGGTACTATACTACCTTAGATGAAACCTGTAGTGATTGGTATCTAAGTGAAGAAGAGAAAATAAAAGAGAGACTTTGCTTAGACGCTATCATTATAGTATTATCCCACTACATGACTGGAGAGGAACACACACAATGGCTAGAGAGTATAGTAGAGAAAACTCAGAAGTAGAGAGCAAAGGGCCCTGCCCTAAGTGTAACTCTAGAGATAACCTAGTCCTATATAAGGATGGTCATTCATCTTGTTACTCTATAGGTTGTGGTTACTATACGAATACGAATATAAACAATGTACGGGAGATAAAGCCTACAATGACTAATAAGACATACACACAAGCAGACCTAATCAAAGGGACTAGAGGTGCTCTAGCAGACCGTAGGATCTCTCAAGACATCATGGATAAGTTTGGTGTTACTGTTGAGTATGATGCTAAGGGTGCTATCACTAAGCACTACTACCCCTTCTATGATGGTGAAGGTAATAAGACAGCCCTAAAGACCCGTGTGGTTAAAGGCAAGCAGTTCTTCTGTAGTGGTGACTTAGGCTCTGCTGGCTTATTCGGACAGAATGTATTTGATGGCCGTGGTGGTCGTTACATTACAGTCACAGAGGGTGAATTAGACGCTCTAGCGGTTAGTTCTATGTTTCACGGTAAGTGGCCTGTAGTCAGCCTAAAGAATGGTGCTGGTAGTGCGGTAAAGGGGATCAAGGAATCACTTGAGTTCTTAGAGACTTATGAAAATGTCATCCTATGCTTTGACCAAGATGATGCAGGAAAAGAAGCAGCTAAGAATGTAGTAGGTTTATTCTCACCTAACAAAGTTAAAGTAATGCAGATGCCCCTAAAGGATGCTTCTGATATGCTTATGAAAGGTAAGGTCAAAGAGTTCACAGACAATTGGTGGTCTGCTAAGACACATAGACCTGCTGGAGTAGTGTCATTGTCTGATGCTGATAACTGGGACTTATTCATCAAGAGAGGTACAGAGGAAGTAACTCCCCTACCTAAAGCGTTTGGTTCCTTGAATGCCATGATGAATGGTGGCATCGCTGCTGGAGAGATTACAGTGTTAGGCGCATTAACTTCGATAGGTAAGACTACAGTAGTATACAATCTAGTGTATGATATGCTCATGGAATCTAATAAGCGTATTGGATGTATCTTCTTAGAGTCTGATGTCAGTGAGACAATAGAGAAACTATTATCAGTACATATTGGTACTAACATCTCTAACGTACCACAGCCAGACCGTGATTATGATATGCTACATAAGAAGTACCTAGAGTTGGCAGATACAGACAAGCTACACATCTTAGACCATCAAGGGGCTCTAGAGGCTGATGAACTATTCTCTAAGATGCGTTATATGGTTAAAGGTTTAGACTGTGATGTTCTTATCTTAGACCCACTACAGGCCGCCGTGACCTCTAACGACAATGGTATTATTGACGACTTCATGGATAAATGCCTAAAGCTAGCTAAGGAAACTGGAGTTAGTATCATCGTAGTTAGCCATATGCGTAAGCCTAGTGCTAAAGATGCACATGATGTAAACGAGTACGATATGAAGGGTTCTGGATCTATCAACCAGATTGCATTCAACACAATCCTACTGTCGCGTGATAAAATGTCAGAAGATGAATACGCTAGGAACTCTACTAAGATACAGCTAGTTAAGTGCCGTAGAACAGGTAATACAGGCACAGGCGGTTGGTTGTACTATAACAGTGAGACTAGTAGACTAGAGGCAGGCCAAGCGCCTATCATACAGGAGACAGAAGCCTATGATTTCTAATTGGATTAATGTTAGTGATAAACTACCATATGAAGGCCAGTTTGTATTGATAGTAGATGGTAACGGTGAAGTAGATGCTTTGCATTACAGCAACGAAGAGTTTGAAGTGTGGAAAATCTCACATTGGATGCCTGTGCCTATTGTTCCAGAAGAACTTATCCCTGTTGAAGAAGAGGATGATGGTTCTTGTGATGAACACATAGGGTGCTACTCATATCCAAACTGTGACGAAGATCCTTTAGGGTGTTCAGTTAGGCATGGTAATGGTGTAGAACAATATGGACATAGGGGGTAGAAATGAGTAATAGAATAGTACTTGACATTGAAGCTAACGGCCTAACTCCAGATAAGCTATGGTGTATTGTATGTCATGATATTGACACTAATGAGGTTACTCACTATACACCTTACGAAGTTAACAGCTTTAATCTTGATGGTATTGCTGAGATTATAGGCCATAACATCTTAGGGTATGATGTACCTGTCTTAGAGAGATTATTAGGTTGTGACTTCACAGGCATTAAGCTAACGGATACCTTAGTGATGTCTCGGTTATTCAATCCAGTAAGGGAGGGTGGTCATTCCCTCAAGGCATGGGGTGAGAAGTTAGGTAACTTAAAGGGAGACTTCACAGACTTCTCTCAGTATACAGACGAGATGTTAGAATACTGTATCAATGATGTAGCAGTTAACGTATTAGTCTATAAACATCTCTTAGTAGAAGCGAAGGGGTTCTCTCCTGAATCAATACAACTAGAGATGGACGTACATTCTATTATCTCTGAACAGGTACGTAATGGTTGGTTATTAGACGAAAAGAAAGCATTCATGTTATTAGCTGAACTCAAAGAGAGTATGTTAGATGCAGAGGCTAAGGTACGTGAGAGGTTCCAACCACTACCAGTATGGGTAGAGAAGAACTACCCTAAGAACCCTCTGAAGAAGGATGGCACTGAAGCAGCTATAATGCAGAAGCATAGGGATAAAGGCTATCACTATGATGATAACTTTAGCTATGGTGTGTTTGAATATCCTATCTTTAACTTAGGTAGCCGTCAGCAGATAGGTCGATACCTAATGCACTATGGTTGGAAGCCTCAGCAGTTCACTGAGACAGGCAAGCCAATGGTAGACGAGAAGATCTTAGATGGGGTAGACATACCAGAAGCCATCCTAATCAAAGACTATCTCCTACTACAGAAGCGTGTAGGTATGGTATCTAGTTGGATTGATTCAATGGAAGAGGATGGTAGAGTACACGGTTACGTTAACCCCATAGGCGCACAGACAAACCGTATGAGCCACAGTAGTCCTAACGTAGCTCAAGTTCCTGCTGGATATAGTCCTTATGGTAAGGAATGTAGGGAGTGCTGGATTGTACCTAAAGGTTATAAGCTAGTTGGTATGGACGCTTCTGGTTTAGAATTGAGAATGCTTGCCAGCTACATGAACGATAAGGATTACACTAATCAGATCTTAGATGGTGATATACATACCTATAATCAGAACATGGCTGGTTTAGAAACTAGGGATCAGGCCAAAACGATGATATATGCTCTGTGCTATGGGGCTGGTGATGCTAAGATGGGGGAGATAATTAACGGTTCTGCTTCAGCAGGTAAGAAGCTAAAGACTACCTTATTCGATAATATACCCTCGTTAGCTAACTTAATCACTAAGGTAAAGAAAGCATCTAATAGAGGTTACTTGAAGGGTTTGGATGGTAGAAAGATAAAAGTCAAAAGCGAGCATTCAGCACCTAATTACCTCTTACAGTCAGCAGGGGCGATAGTGATGAAGAAAGCCCTAGTATTATTATATGAGGATGCTAAGAAAGAAAACCTTGACTTTAAGTTAATAGGTAATATCCATGACGAAATCCAGACTCAAGTAATAGAGAAGGATGCAGTACGCTTTGGTGAGTTAGCTGTAAGGGCTATGGTCAATGCAGGTATTGAATTAAATATGAATTGTCCTTTGGACGGTGAAGCTAAGATAGGAAGTAACTGGTATGAAACACACTAGATTCTGTACTGATTGTTCTGACCCCTTAGTGGAAGGGGCTAACTGGCTGGTTAGTTGTGTTAGAAACCACAAGTACAGGTGTGTAGTCTGTAAGAGAATAGATGGTCAGAAATGGAATGCGGTAAGAGAGGCTAGGGTATATTCCTCCGAAGAAACCAGACTTAAAGAACATCATCGTAAGCTACAATGGAAGAAAGATAATAAGGGGTATGTTAACCAGTACAACAAACTACGCTATGAACGTAAGCGACAAAGAACACCTAAATGGGCAGACCTATCTAAAATAAAAGAGGTATATGAAGAATGTAAACGCTTAATAAAGGAATATGGGCCTCGTAGTTATCATGTAGATCATATCATCCCTCTCAAAGGTAAGAATGTATCAGGGTTACATGTAGAGAATAACTTACAGATAATCAAAGCATCCGAGAATTTAACTAAAGGAAACAAGTATGAAACACACTAAAACAGTAGAAACAGTAGTAGAAGATATCTACGAGCTAATGACTACTAGCAAAGTATCTAAAGGAGTAGACATAGATAAGGCGTTCAAACGATTTGGTGATAATGTTGCTGATGTAGTATTTGATTCTTTATTCCAAGATAGAGGAGACACCACACGCTTACGTATGTCGTCCGTAGGCAAACCTGATAGACAGGTATGGCTTAACTCCAAAGGCACCGTGAGGGAACCTCTGAGCGCCCCTACGTTGATTAAGTTCCTATATGGTCACGTACTGGAGGAGATGTTATTACTACTTACAGAACTATCAGGACACAAAGTAGAGAACCAACAACGTAAGGTAGAGGTCAATGGAGTCAAAGGCTCTATGGACTGTACTATAGATGGTACACTTATTGATGTTAAATCAGCCTCTAGCTTTGGCTTCAAGAAGTTCAAAGACAATACTGTAGAGTTTGATGATCCCTTTGGCTATGTAGACCAACTAAAAGGATACGGGCATGGCTTAGATGTTAAAGAGGGCGGTTGGTTAGCAATGGATAAAGTTAATGGACAACTAGCATTAGCCATGATAGACTTAACTCAAGGTAAGGCAATCACAGACCGCATTGATCACTTGAAAGAAGTAGTTAATAGCACAGAGATGCCAGAGCCTTGTGCTAGTCCAGTAGCAGATGGTAAGTCAGGTAATATGAAGCTACCTACTAAATGCTCCTACTGTGATTTTAAGAAAACCTGTTATCCTGAACTACGTACATTCTTATACAGCAATGGACCTAAGTTTTTAACTGAAGTGTGGAACGTCCCACGAGTAATTGAAGTAACGGAGAATAAGTAAGCATTATGGCAATTGAATTTAAAGTAGTACAGACCCCACGCCCAGATCGTTTTGAGGACTTAGTGAATAAGTGGCTCAATGAAGGTTGGGAATTACATGGTAGTCCTTTTATAAGCGGTACTGGACAGATGGCACAAGCACTACTAAAGGGTAAGGCTAATGGCAAAACTGCCAAAGTACAGAAGTAAATTAGAGGCTAGAGTAGCCGTAGGTCTAGATGGGTGGGGGTATGAGTCTGAGAAGATGAAGTACACCATCCATAGGACCTATAACCCAGACTTCATAAAGGGTAACATCTACATTGAAGTCAAAGGGTTCTTTAGATCAGGAGATACTCAGAAATACAAGGCTATCCACCTACAAATGTTAAAGGAAGGTAAGATCTTAGTCTTTGTTTGGTCTAAGCCTCATGCTAGACTACGTAAGGGTTCTAAATTAACCAATGCTACTTGGTGTGATAAGCATGATATCAAATGGTTCGCTTCTGATCAGTTAAAAGAACTGAACAAATGGAGTAAAGAACAAAATGGCTAAGACAGTAGAAGAACTAATAGAAGATATTATCAGAGACTATGATACAGACCTGTTAGTAGAAATCTTAGGGATAACTACTGAGGACTTGCTAGAGAGGTTTGATGATAAGCTAATGCTGGTAATAGACAGAGGGGAGTTTGAGGAACATGGCTAGTGCATTAGATAAACAAATCAATGGGGATCACTATAAGAAGAAGGGAGCCATACAGCCTATAGAGTATATACACTCTAATGGGCTAGGGTTCATAGAGGGTAATGTCGTTAAGTATATCTCTAGATGGAGAGATAAGAATGGCACAGAAGACCTAGAGAAAATTAAACATTACATAGACCTACTAATAGAGTTAGAAGATAATCATGGAAACAAGTAATAAGATCTTATCGGATATCACTGTATTCTCTAAGTATGCAAAGTATATCCCAGAGGAGCAACGCCGTGAAACGTGGGAAGAACTGGTTACGCGCAACAAAGAGATGCACCAACGTAAGTATCCCCACATTAAGCAGGATATTGAGGAGGTATATCAATTCGTATACGAGAAGAAGGTATTACCTTCGATGCGTTCGTTACAGTTTGGTGGTGCTCCTATTGAGCTTGCCCCTAATCGTGTGTTCAACTGTGCTTATTTGCCTGTTGAAGATGTAGAGGCGTTTTCTGAGACTATGTTCTTGCTATTAGGTGGTACGGGTGTAGGGTACAGCGTACAACGTCACCACGTAAGCAAGTTACCTGAAGTACGTGGACCTAAGAAACGTACCCGTAGGTTCTTAGTTAGTGATAACATCGAAGGGTGGGCAGACGCAGTTAAGGTGCTGATGGAATCATACTTCAATGGTTTAATGGCTGTAGAGTTTGACTACCGTGATATACGTCCAAAAGGCGCTATGTTAGTGACTTCTGGTGGTAAGGCCCCCGGCCCTCAACCGCTAAAAGACTGTATCCACAACCTCCGTTCACTCTTAGATGGTGCTATCGGACGTAAGCTGAATACCCTAGAAGCCCATGACCTCATGTGCTACATTGCAGATGCAGTATTGGCAGGAGGTATCCGCAGAGCAGCCTTGATTAGTCTATTCTCTATGGATGATAATTCTATGCTAGGCTGTAAGGTAGGTAGTTGGTGGGAACAGAACCCACAACGAGGACGTTCTAATAATAGTGCTGTTATCCTACGACATCGGGTTACTAAAGGTGAGTTTGAGAAGCTATGGGAACGGGTAGAGCTATCTGGATCTGGCGAACCTGCGGTATACTTCTCTAATGATAAGGACTGGGGGACCAATCCATGTTGTGAAATCGCGTTACGCCCGTATCAATTCTGCAATTTGTGTGAGCTAAACGTATCAGATATATCATCTCAAGAAGACTTAAATGAACGTAGTAAGGCCGCTGCATTCTTAGGCACACTACAGGCAGGGTATACTAACTTCCATTACTTACGTGAGCAATGGCGTGATACCACAGAGAAGGAAGCATTGATTGGTGTTGGGCAGACAGGTATTGGATCTGGGGTTATCCTCCAATATGACTTAAAGGAGGCAGCTAATGCTGTTAAAGAAGAGAACAAGAGAGTTGCTGAACTTATCGGCATTAACCCTGCTGCTCGTTGCACTACTGTTAAGCCAAGTGGCACCAGCAGTTGCGTACTCGGCTCTAGTAGCGGGATTCACGCTTGGCACGATGAATACTATATCCGTAGACAGCGATTAGGTAAGAATGAAGCATTGTACCAACACTTAGTTAAACACCACCCTGAGCTGATTGAGGATGAATACTTCAATCCAGATAGTCAAGCTGTAGTAGAAATACCACAAAAGGCCCCGCAAGGCTCTATACTTCGATCTGAGAGCCCTTTAGAGCTACTTGATAGGGTACGTAGGTTTAATACTGAATGGGTCGCAGAGGGGCATATAGAAGGTCAGAACACCCATAACGTATCCTGTACTGTATCAGTGAAGGATAATGAATGGTCATTGGTAGGTGAATGGATGTGGAAGAACCGCAATACATTCAACGGTATCTCAGTGTTACCTTATGATGGTGGTACTTACATACAAGCACCGTTTGAGACTATCACAGAGGAACGATTCAAAGTATTAGAGAAGTCCCTCAATGATGTAGACCTAACTAAGGTAGTTGAGACAGTAGATAATACAGACCTATCAGGTGAAGCAGCTTGTAGTGCTGGTGGTTGTGAACTTACATTCTAAAGGAAAAGTATAAGATGGAAATGTTAGAACTATTAGGACCAGAAGTAATGTTAGAAGATGATCCAATGTGGGCCTCTAAGCGTCATCTACTTATGGATGATATTCATTCAGGTAGTGTAGAGAGAGCCTTAAGATTCTTATATAAGTATGATACCGTACCTCGTGAGGAGAAGGATATTCTAGAGATCATAGTGAATAGTTCAGGAGGCCACTTACACTCTGCTTTCGCATTACTAGATAAGATGGAGAGTCATAAGTTCCCTATCGCTACGTATGCCACTGGGATGGCTGCATCGTGTGGTCTGCTCATCTCTATGACAGGAGCTAAGGGCAAGCGTAAGGTACATAAGAATACTTCTATCCTCAGTCATCAGTTTAGTGCTGGTAGTTCAGGTACGTTTGCAGACCTAGAGGCTGAGAGTGTTTTATTTGATCAGATCAATGAGAACATTATGAAGCACTACATGAAGCACACTAAGAAGAGTAGGAAGTACATAGAGAAGCATCTATTGAAACCTAACAACGTATGGTTAACAGCAGAAGAGGCGGTGAAGCATGGCCTATTCGATGAAGTCGTAGGCTAGCAGTAAATAGCAGGTAAACAAAAGCCCCCAAAGAGTGATGTCTGAGGGGGCTTTTTACGTTGTCTAGGGTTTACTGCTTTAGACGTTCTAGGTATTTTTTAGAAGACCCTTTTCCTTTAACTGTATTGTATTTCTCTTTCCAATAGGCTGCCCTACCTTCCACAGTCTTTGGTATTTCACCTGACTTATTACTTAGAAAGAGTCGAGCAGCTATCGCGCTATGGAGAGGATCACGTAGGTTTTCCCAAGTAGTCTTAGTCCAATCAATACCAAACTCCTCTTTAATCTTCTTGAACTTACCTTTTAACTTAGGATGGGACTTGACATTCTGAGTATCCTTAAACCCTACCTCGTCTACCTGCATGATACCTCCATGATATCCCTCACGGTATGTATTAGGATCTTCTCCTCGTCTAGACTCTACAGTAGCAATCTCAGATAACATACCATTAGAAGGGAACGCAGCCTCTACAGAGTCTATAGCACTGTCTATACTGATTACTGGAGACTCTAAATCCTCAGATCCTAAGTCCTCTACTAAAGTGCTGTCAGTAGTATCATCAAAGATACCAGCCTCCAATACTACAGGTACTTCTGGCTGTTCTATGGCCTTAGCTATGCTCTTAACTACAGGAATAGACTTATCCTCCTCAGACTCAGTAAGGCTAGATAGGGAATCCCACATTCCTTGTAGTTCCTGTTTGGCTTGTTGCCATAGGCCACCAAAGATATCAATATTAATTTCACCAGCCATCTTATCGTGCCCTCTCCCTAGTATTCTCTTCTTCTGCTGCTTCAATTCCCATATAAGCACCCCTACTGATAGCTTTATTGATGGAAGTAGCAAAGGCCCTTATAGCCTCTGGCTTATTGACATTTAATTTAAGAGTATCTGCTTTCTGCTTAATGTCTTTCAACACCCCTTTCTTAGTGAACAGTTCAATCAACATCTGCTCCTCTTTAGTGTCTACCCGCGCAGAGTTCATCTTGTTAACAATAACGAATATCTTTTGGAAGCCTGACATAATACGGTCACGAGCAATGCTGTTAACTTGTGTCAGAGGTACTCCAGTTTTCCTCTTTAAGAAGTCATCTAGTTTAGAGTGTTTAGCGGCTACTTTAATTGTTTCTAAAGGTAATGCGCCTAAGAGATCCTGTACGTTAGCTAAGGACTGTAGATCACTATACATCCCTTTACCAAACATAGCATCAAAAGTCCTTTGATTGTCTTTAATGAATGACATAGAACCTTTACCAGAACCTATAGCCTTTGAAGCTAGTTCTGCTTTTAGTCCTGTCATTATAATATCCTGAGAATCAGGAGAAAGACCACGAATGAATTTAAGATGGCCTTGAGTCTTAGCAGGGCTTGTGAGTAGATCACTGATCACACCATCAATACCTTGTTCGTGCATACGTCCATAGAATTGACGGGTATGTCCTCTAGTCCCTTCAATGTATTGTGTAGAGATAGCGGCTCTTTGCTCGTCTAAGGCAGATACCATAGTAGACATATCAGAGAACTCCTCACCTAAGCGTGACATCTCTATTACCTCACGATTGGCAGGATCATTCCTAAATTTATCTAGAGCCAGAATGTCTAACTCTCCTGTTTTACTGTCGTAAGCCTTAGCTCCTAAACGGGCTAGTACAGACTCTCGCACAACAGGAATACCCATGTTACCTACCATGTCTAAGAACTCACGCGCTTGTGCTGGACGAGCTAATAAAGGAGCTACTTGGTCTGCAAACTTCTTAGATGAAATCTGTTTAATACCATCCTTGTTTAGAGGGATGCCTAGACGCTTCCAGTATTCAAAGTCTAGACCTTTATAGCTAGATCCAAACTCACCCATGTTAGCTATCTCGCTATCGAGTTCCTTCTTTAAGTTCTCAAGACGGGCCTTAGAATCTCCTTTGATGTTAGGATTACGGAGTCCTTCATTGATACTACGTTTAAACGAGTCTAACTGACGTAGTGAGGCTTCTGGGTATTCTGTTATAGTCTCACCATCTTCTGTTTTCAAGATAGAACCATCAGCATCCTTTACAGGAACAGGCTTCCACTTTGAAATAGTCTCTCGGTACTGCTTAGGCATTAGACCAAAGAGTTCTTTTACCTCAGAGGTAGCAAAGGTATGCAAAGCCTCAGTCTGTTCTCTTCCAAATACAATACCATCTGCCTCTGCTTTCCTAAATAGATTATCATAGAGAGGACTCATCTGAGTACGTACTGCTTTCTTTTTACGCTCAACTAGCTTAACTACGATATTACCTAGCTGCTCAGGTGTACGTACCTGTGTAGGGCTGACACTCTCAGTAGTAGTCTGTATCGCTTTATCTACATTAGCTATTACATTCTTTGCATTCTTTAATCCAGCCTGTAGCTCTTTGAAGATCCGCTTCTCTGCAATAAAACCATCTTCCTTAAATAACTGCTCTTGTCTCTTACGTATGACGCCTTCTGCATTTGCTATCTGTGTTTTAAGAGTACCGTGAAAAGAAGGGTTGGTCTTTAGTAGGTAATGTAAGTTATCCTGAAATACAGGATTATCAGTCATAGCTACCCAAGGGCCTATTTCTAATTCAGGGAACTCACTGAGTACATTCTCAACGTGAGCTATTTTATCTGCGGTCTTAGGATCAGCAGTGATGGCGTCCTTTATGAAGTTAGCCACTTGACTCGTTGCTATATAAGTCTCACCTTCATCTATAGACTTACCTACGTCACCTGATAGCTTATCTTTAAAGTTAAAAGCAGCCGAACCTCCAGCAGTAACAGCCTTGACACCTCCAGTTACAGAAGCAGCAGTAGCCGATCCTCCTAAACCACCACCTACAACACGGGCGCTCTGGGCTACCTTACCGCCTTCCTCAGCGCCTAAGCTAACAGCTAGGTTAGAAGCAGCTTCTCCTCCTACTGTGCCTGTTAGAGTCCCAAAGGCTGATTCCAGACCTGCAACTATAGGCTTTGCAACTTTATTACCTACGCCTCCAATGAACGAGAGAGGATCAGCACCCGCCATTGCTAAATCAGCTACAATCTGTTCATCTATAGTCTTTGGCTTTAGGTTCTTAATATCGAGACCTAACGCATCTGCGGTTGCTTCTCTGTCTGCCCTATCTAATGCTTCTGCTTCTTTACTTCCTACAGTAACATCTAGATCAATAACAGACCTACCCTGTAGCATATTCTGTACAGAATCAGGAACTAGACTTAGTACGTTAGTGACAATAGCTTGCTTCCATGAGTCTACTGCTAGCTCGCTTAGTTCTGTACTGTGTGCAGGTTCAGTTACTTTAGTCAGTCCCTTAAAAGACATCACAGGAAGTTCCTTCTTAGGAGCCTCTTGTTTATTCTTAAAAGACATAGTTGGTAGGTCATTTGACATATACAAGACCCTCTTTAACTATGTAAGTAATACCGTCCTCTCCTACGTGTTCTCCATCTGAAGTACCTGCTTCTGCCTTTGCAATAGGCTCTCCAATAGGTAGTTGAGAAGGGGCCTCTTCACCACCTCCTGTATCACCGACACGTAATGAGCTAACTACATTCTCCAACTGATCAGCATCCATAAGACCGCTATATAGAGAAGCATTAGTGTCTACTGTATTATTAATTGTCTCACGCATAGCAATATCCGCGATATTAATCATAGTCTCATATTCTTCTATAGTAACTTCTGAAGGAGTACCTGTGAAGCCGTTACTGATCCAATCACGCATACCTCTTCCCCAAGAACGACTTGCTACTAGACGGTCAATCTCGGAAGCTGCCCTTGTGTCTGCATTATATGATTCAGAGACAGTACGTTCTAACAAAGTAGCTGCTTTTTCATTACCTTCACGTACTTGTGGTAGTGCATTCTGTGCGTCTTTAATTTTAATTAGACGTTGCTTTGCAAACTTATAACTAGCATCATCTTGAATGAAACCAGATAATGCTTTAGTCTGCTCAAAAGGACTCAGCTTATTCTGTACTGTGTTCTTGTTGTTAATGATCTCTTGCATCTTAGCTCTATGTTCAGGAGTACCTGCTTCCAATCCAAATGCTTCTGTTACTTGGAGAGAAGCAGACGATTGCTTAGGGGCTTTAGGAGCTAATTGAGCCTGTAGCTTCATACCATTCTGTGCCATAGACATAGCACCAGCAGGGTCAAACTCTGAGATGAACTTACTAGCCTGAAAGTATGTCTCAGGCTTAGACCAGTCTGCACCAGTAAACTGCTTCTTAAACTTATTCATACCGATAGTCTTAGGGTCTATTGCCTGACCGAAAGCACCCATAGCCTCTCGCATAGCTAGGCCCTTCTGCTTCTCAGCATTAAGCATAGCTGTGTAGGAGCCCTGTACTGTCTGTAGTATGTTTGATTGTGGGCCTGAGCCGAATAATCCATTAGCCATTAAAATATCCCCTTATAGTCCAAATAGTTTAGGCGCTACCATGCCAAAGATATCACCAAATAGTCCAGTGTTGGTAGCACTCTTCTGAGCATCAATACCCATCTGAGCTAAGTCACGTTGGAATGCAGGTTCTTCAGGGAATGAGTAGATCTCTTGTAGTAGAGGTACTGCACCTAATGCTGATTGCTGACCACCGAACTGTTGTTGGGCTACATTCTGTGCCAAGCCAAATAGACCAGCTTGGTTAGCCATTAACTGTTGTTGTTGCTCCTGTCCGAATTGAGTAGCCTGTACACCTTCTGTAAATCTCTGACTCTCCTGCTCCCGTTCTAGCTGTGCTAAAGCACGAGTACCAGAAGATGCACCTAGACGCCCTGACTGAATCAGACGACTCAGTGCTGATTGTGTCTGTTGCTCCCTGAGAGGCTCTCTAATGGCGTTTACACCACGTAGGTACTCTGAGGCTGCATCTTGTGGGTTAAAGCTCTGAAAGGCTTCCTGTGCGCTTGTGAGTTGCCCTAAGAGTCCCGTCTGGAACTGTTTGAATTGGTCATCATCCATTTGAATGAACTCACCAGTCTCAGGGTCAAAACGAGTACTGCCAAAAAGATTACTGAAAGTAAGTCCTCGTGGCTGTCGTGCTTCTTGTAGTCGTGAGACTGGATCACCTTGACCTTCCCCTACTGTAGGCGTATTTACCATAGGGCCTCCTGCTCCTCCTGTGCTACTAGTAACACCACCCGCTGCCTGTTGTTGTGCAAACATAGCGGGTGTCATGAGTGAAGGATCAGCCATTAACTGAGCCTGTGTAGGGGTATTAGGGCTCTTATCAGAGGCCATTAGAGCCTCCCAGAAAGAAGGTTGATTATTTAATTGCTGTTGGTCAGCTTGTGTTGATAGGTCGTTAGCAGTATTAGTAGTAGATCCAGTACCACGTCTTACAGAAGGTCGAGTTGAAGGGCCTCCAGAAGGTCGAGTCAGATCTACAAAAGCAGGATCAAAGGATGAAATAGTATCATTGACTCTATCCTCTTCTCTGATTAAACGTGCTAGCTCTTCTTCTTGTTTCGTAGCCATGTTATGCTGTCCTCTCTTGTTCGTGTGGGCACTTACCAAAGAACCCCTTTGCCATATTACAATTATGACATAAGATTTGATATTCTTTAGGGAAGTCCTGTGTGATTACTTTCCTAGCTATCTGATGTGTTGATTTCACTTTTCTCTCCTGACCGCCACCACCAAAAACATGATCTAGCGCTAAAAACTCGAATTTATCTTCACCGCAACAGGTACATTTACCACCATACCCTGCAAACGCTTCTTCTCTTACTTTCCTATGTATATCTTTCTTCCTTTGAACTGTAGAAGGCTTGCGTCTATACGCCTGCAAGTAGACCTCCCTACAGGCTGGGCATCGCTTAGCATCCACACGGGCTGCTTGGAATGTAGCATCACAATGAGAACATATAACGTCTTTTATACGATTCACGCAGTGCGTTTCCAAAAGTATACTGTGATGTAGGGCTGTACGTTATTATGTGCGTTGCCTGAACCTGTCGTAGAACCGATAGGGTTGTATTTAGACGCGGAGCCTACGGTAGTATGGTCTAAGACGTTGCCATCGGGGTTAGCTACCGAAGTATCTGTGCCTGATGCGAAGTCATTAGAAGGTGAGTCAGATTCCATCATAAAGTTACCCTTATGATTATGAGCTGGCATTTCATCTTCTGTAAGAGTATGAGTCTTAGTACCACCAGTGCCTGTCGAACCTGTAGATGATTCTACTGTATCGAAGTCAGTATCAGCAGCATCTAGACCTACTAAGACCTTACCAGCACCAAAGGCTACCCATGTACCTACTCCTAATAGGGTAGCAGGGTCCGTACTCACAACAGATGTATAGATAGACCCTACTGGGTAGGCATAGTCATTTATAGTAGACTGTGTTGGAACTGCTGCTGTAATAGCAGTACCTACGAAAGCAGTAGTAGCTACTTGTGTAGTGCTAGTACCAGCAGTAGCTGTAGTAGCTGAAAAGGCTTGTGTATTAGACCCAGTTAGTTCAGCTTTAGAGTTGAGGGCAGTCTGTACTGCTGAGAACTCAGTCCAGAAATCATCACCTGAGATGACCTTATCTACATCAGAGTCTTGGAGAGCATCTTTGTTATTCCAAGCAACTGCTATTGTATAATTACTCATCGTATTTTACCTTCTTTAGCTAGAACCGTCATGCTCTGTAATGAGCCTTTAAATCCTTTAATTAAATTAATCATTTCTATCTGCACTACTTTAGCTGCCTTACTTAGGTTCAGTCTGTACTCTTTAGGGAAGAACAGAGGCGCATACTTCACATTACCATACAGGCTTGTGCTATCACCAAATAAAGCTATAACGCCGCTAGATACAGGAGTCAGACTGAACGTAGAAGAATCTCCAATAGTACCATTGTAATCTCTAAACCACTTAACAGTAACGTCCTGCTCACGGCCACCATCTATAACAACACTAAATTTCTTTAGTAGCTTGGCTGTATAAGGATTACCGAAGTCCATCCACACTGTTTTAAATACAGTCTGATATGTCTGGTTAGAGGGAGTAGCTCCTGAATAGTCTAGATCATAGTAATCATCATACTTAGCTATAACACCGTTAAAAGTGTGGCTTGAAGTGGAGGAACCCAGCCCTAAGTATAGAGTACCGCTTGGTAGGGATAGGAAAGACTTAGGCGCTCGGATAGCATCAGTGTTCCACTTAGTTATACGAGGTGTGCCATCAGGATTGATAGCCTTAAAGTCTAAGATATAAGTTTCATTGAGATCAGTAAATGAGATGATATAATAACCACCAGTATGGTTGTACTGGGACTTAATATCTTCTGATTGGGAGGATGTAATGTTTTTAATGATATCATTCTTGACATTTTTAGTCAAGTCTGTTAGGGGCATCTTGTCCTGTATTTTAGTGCGATTAAGCGACCTAACACCGTCAGCAGATAAGAAAAGAATATCATCACCGAAAGCCTGCACCGAGTCTCTTGCGACACATCCGATTCCATGTATTACCTCATCTAAACCAAAACCATCACCATCGGGATCAAAAGGATCATTATAGATAGCTATGTTATTTCTACCGAATATAATCAACTTACCGTTAAATGAAGCTAAGGAGACAACCTCGTCAAAGCCCCACACAGACCTCATGTTAATAGTGCCAGAACCAACTCCATTCCATTCATGGTGAGCCAGTGTTCTAGAATATAAGATAGTCTCCTTATCCTCAGACATACCTGCTGCCCATAGACGACCGAACTTAGCTAAGATACAGGAAGGATCGAAAGTGGTTATTCCTGTAGGAGCATTGTAGCTAGAAGTGTCTTCTAAGTCTTCCCATACATGGGTAGTACTATTATAATGTATAGGTCTATGTCCTGCTTGTACGCCTATAGAGTCATCATCATACTGTACCCATTGCCAGTTATCACCTGTAACAGTATAAGGAGTACTAGCAAAGATCTGCTCTGTCATTGTAGCAGGTACTACAGATAGATCAGCTTTATATATCTTATTATTAGCTGATCCTATTAGAGAGAGTGAGCCATCTAAATGCTGGTGGGTGTGTAAGGACTTAACAGGGAAGTTACCTATAGACTCCGACACCTGACGAATACCCTTACGGGAAGTCAGACGACCCTCAGAGTTAATCATGATGTTATCTGCTTTGACTAACCAACGATGATCTAAGCTAGAAGCGTTAGCTTGGGTATTTAATCCAAACACACCTATTGAGTCTAATACTAGAGGAGCTAATGGTTTAGTTGGCATACCAATCTAGCTCCATATGAGTCTTACCAGAATCAATCTGTACTGCTCTAGATAAGACATTACCATATTCCTGAGCAGCGGTGGATACCTGAGTACCTCCATCCTCCCCTCGTTCTGATAGGGCTCTCATATAAGCACCTAATATTACAGCCTGTTCATTCACGTATAGATCAGTAGTAGCTGACTGTAGACTAGCTTGTGGCTTCACTATATTAAAGTTAATCTGCCTAGCATCATCGGGAATAGGCCATAGGTCTACTACTGTATCTAGATTAGAATCAATACCATTGAAACCATAGCTAGTAGGCTGACCCTTAACTTGATCGGCTATTGGGAATGCTTTCTTATTCAATTCTACAGAACTAATCTGATTTAGATGTAGACCTGTAGTAGTATCTATAGCATCTAATACCTTGAAGTCCCTACCCGCGCCTACCAAAGAGTAGGACATCGTATCTGAGACTGTAGTTATTGCTGAAGTAACACGTAATACTTGCCAATCCCAGAAGTGTTCTACTTCATACTTAGCATCATTAACGAAGTCACCTACCATCTTCTGATAGTCTGTGGGGCCGTTAGATGAGGATAAATTACCTGACCAGTCAGATCCTAATTGATCTTCACGTAGTCTACGTAAGACCTCATCTATAATTTCTCTATATGTCATACTACATCTTTCCCATTATATATGAACTTAGACCACCTAAGAGGGCAGCTAAGGCTAATGCCCCCGCTGCCATCCCCTTACCTTTGGCTAGAGCTAACTCTTGGGCAGCCAGTCTCTCATTTAACTTAGCTACGAGTTTAGTTAAGTCTTCGACATCCTTGCCTAATTGTTCCACAGCATTCACCAGTTGTCCTGCTTCAAAATCCTTCATGTTAGACATTCTTTATGAACCTTTAAGGTAAAGGGCTACACCAAAGAGTGAGGCCATAGTTATTAATAGTATAGTGCCTACCTTCAGGCCTAATGTTACATTCTGTTCAAGTGCTTGCTGTCTCTGGTACTTCTTACGTGCCTTAGCCTTAACTGCTTCTTTCTGATCACGGGCAAACTGTGCTTTGAACTGCAAGAAGTCGTGGTAGCCAAGTAAGCCCTGTTTATTGAGCATGAACTTTAACTCTTCCTCTTGCTTCATTAGCTGCTGCTGGGCTTGGTACGCTTCTAAGGCAGAACCCTTACCTTTGCTGGCCACCTCTTTGCTTATCGCACTAGACGCACCGAAGTAATCAGTAACGGCTTTACCAGCATCTAGCAGCTCCCTACCATTAGCTAGAGTCGCCTTAATCGTGGCAAAGGCAGCATTCGCCAAAGCAAGCTCGGCTAGCATCTCGCCACCCAGTGCATCGTGCTATAGCTCATAGGCTTATACGGCTTACTAGGAGGCTGCACACGCATATAGTCTTGCTCCCGTATTACCTGTGGCTCAGTAACCAACACCTGTCCCACTGGCGCTGCGGATGGCGCTATGTGGGTTGGGTATAAGTTGGTTACGTCT